TCCATCGTCGCCTAACTACAACAGCCATTTCAGTTACATCCCACTGCTCCGCGCTATGTATCCCACAATCTTCCGTTACGAGGATGTCATCCTCTCCGTGGACAACGACGTCCTCTTCCGCAAGGATGCGTCTGGGCTGTGGGAACGGGACTTTGGCCCCGATATCTACATCCGCGCAGTGCGGGAAACGAACCCGCAACGAGACAATATCCCTACTACACTGTACTACAACACTGGCGTGATGTTGATGAACCTCCGCAATATGCGCCGTGACGGTATCGCCGAGATGCTCAGACGGACACTGAACGCCCGCAAGTTCACCAACGACAGCCAGGATGCCATCAATATCGTCTGCGCCGGACACATCGAACCACTGCCATACACCTACAACAGCAACAACTACACCGACTACATCCCTGATCCCGTTATCCGGCACTACTGCGGTGTAAATGAGAAGGCACAATTCTGGACGGATTCGGAGTACTTGGTAACGGCACATCAATAAATGCCTCTAAATTGCGTTCTGAGACGTTTTACGGAACGGATGAATTAGGAGAAGGGAAACGGCATGGAACGCGTCAGAGGTGGCAAAAAATACGAAACGTGGTATGATACTACGGAAAGGAGTTGGTAAACGTGAATGGAATGAACGGAACGGAATTGTCTGAAGAACAGATCACTGATATCGTGAAGAAAAAGAAACGTAATCGGCCTGATCTCGCTAACTATGGCGAGGAATACGTGGAACCGGGTGACAACTCAAAATATCTCTCTTTTGCTATGCAATTCTTCTCACTTCCGTCTCTTGACTTTAATGACGTTGAGAGCGTTAAGGAAAGACTGCAATTCTACTTCACACGCTGCGCTGAGGAAGATATGAAACCGAGCGTCGCGGGTATGGCTACTGCTCTGGGCGTGGATAGGCGTACTTTGTGGGAATGGAAGACGGGTGGAAGGCGGGAAACAACGGCGGGACTCGCGGACACGATAAAAAAAGGCTACCAAATATGCGAGCTTTTATGGAACGATTATATGCTGAACGGGAAGATAAATCCGGCATCAGGAATCTTTATCGGGAAGAACTATCTGGATATGAAAGACCAAACTGACGTCGTGGTTACTCCGAACAATCCGTTACAAGATTTGTCATCCGGGGAAGCACGGAAGCGGCTGACTGAAGCGATACCGGACGATGATGAATGACCGGGCACATTACGTCGCGGAACGGGCATGTGAGAGATCACATGCCTTTTTCTGTGCCCGTAATATATAATACTTTTATTAAAAAAAATATATATATTATATTAACGACGTGACAGGTTGCTCTTGTGTGGTATACGGTGGGGACGTGTACTCGCTGCCTACGACGTGAGGCGTTGCTTTTGTGTCTGAACGGGCCGGGAAGGCTGCATCAGGGTGATGAAATCGGAGCCATCCTTCCGGGCCGGAGAGATCCCCACCGGAGCGGGCCTGATGCGGTCAACTATTCGTAAAAGTATAGTTTAGCGAATAGTTGGCATACAGGATATGGTGCTGTGTCAGGCGAGGTATACAAGATGTTGAAAATTGTATATTCTGGCGCATAAATCATGGCGAGAATGGATAATATTCATGGCGAAAAGCATATAAACGGCCGGAATATGCATGTTTTTGGACAAAAAAAAATGCCGCTCCACAGTGGGAGCGGCTGCGGTTCGGGTGCCATTAGTCATGGTTCTGCAGGATGGCATTCCATGCGTCTGCGAATCCTTCCGGCGTCACGTCAGGGGACATAACGTCCCGGCGGAGCGAGTGGGTGAGGATTTCCTCCGCCTTTTTGACGGTGATCGGCTGCCGGTCTGCCTCGTCCTCAATGTGATCAATGCAGTACTGCGCGAGATCGTGCGCGTTCATAAGCTTTTCCTCCATGCGGTAAACCTCCCTTCATTTGGATTTATTGTACTCGGCCAGAGAGACCGGGTCAATCACTTTGTGACGGTCTGCGTGTCCGCTTCTGTGTCTGTGATGATACTGTAGCCCGCTGCAAAAATGGCCATGCTTACGCCTTCCAGAAAAGCTTGGGCCTCCGTGTAGCTCTTGTGCTGCGCTGTCAGGACATCAAGCGACGCGCCTGCGTTGCGGAAGGTGATGTATTCATTGTATTCACTGTCCCTGCGGGCTTTGGCGTAGTTCAGCACCTGCTGCAGGCTTTCGACTCTGGTTGCCATGGTTTTCATCCTCCTCAATAGCGTTCGTTTTCGCAGTAGTCGCGGTATTCCTGTTCCATCCACCGCCGGTTTTCTAAAATCGGCGCTACCATGTCCAACAGGCTGACTCTTTTCGGTTCACCTTCAATGTCGTAAACGTCGATCTCCTCGTAGATTCCGCAGAGTTGGTCTTCATAGTATAGGTCTGCGATCTCTTCCTCAGTCTTCAGGTAGGCGACCGGGGTGCCCTCAATGCTTGTCTTCACCAGATACACTTTGCGATTCATTTTTTTGTCCTCCTCAATAATTAGTTGTCACGCTTTTACATCTATTACCATGTTCTTGCCCTTATGCAACAGTGGATTTCCGTGATACCGGGAACCATCTGCCGAACCTTGTTAATGGCTTCTGCCTTGCTCTTGGCATCAATATATTTTCTCTCAAGCCATTGCCCCAGATAAAACTCTACCAACCAACTGTATGACCATCTGCCCATGGCGGTGCCTCCTCTCTCAACGAACCCATTTCACACGGTTCAAAACCGTCTGATACACGTTGTTGTATTCTTCATGTGCCTTTATCGTGCCTTTTATCGTCACCCGTGCACCATCTTCCGGGTGCTCGTAATCATACCACCCGTGCTTTTCATCGTCTCTGAAGTGACCTGTTTCGGTGTACACCTTGCGCCGCAACCCGCCAACAGTCTTCCAAACAAGCGTGCAATTGTCATCCGTCTTGAAAACATACCCGGTCACAATGTCGGTTGACCACGGCGCACCAAAACAGGGAACCTCATAGGTGAAAGTCCGCTCAAGCGTCACGGTCATTTCGACCTTGTCCCCAACTGTGCCGATGTAATGTCCACGGTTACGCTCAATCTCTTCCTGCCGGATGCGCTCACGCTCTGCACGTCCTGCTGCTTCTTTTGCTCGCTGTTCAGCCCACGCCTTTTCACGCTCTGCTCGCTCTGCTTCCCATTTGGCTTGCTTTGCCGCCTTGCGCTTTTCGTTGGCGGCATCAAGTTTTGCCCGGTATTCCGGCGTGTACTCTTTGACTATTTCCCACACATAACCCGCCCCGTTGCATTTGTAGCACGTTCCGGCGTACATGGGGCGTCCGTTTATTGTACCGCCCCATGTATACACCCCAGAACCACCGCTACACCTGTCGCACATCACCCGTGTGTTCCAATACTTTGTGCCGTTCTTGTCCGTTTTGACCAATGTCCGCTTTTCCATTGCCATCGCTCCTTCCTTACAGCTCGCACGAGCTCATGCGTGATGCGTTGCGGATGATTTCCTGCTGCGCGGCATCCGTAAGGGTGATCGTCGCGGCGTGTCCTGCAGCGTGCGTTCTGGCCCGCATGATTTCAGTGACAGCCCATCCGGAAGCGGTGTACTCCATCCGGAATTGCGTGCTTTCCGGGGTGTAGCGGTAGGCGTTCGGGAAGTCCTGCGCGTTGATGTCAACGAGCGCAACGCTGCCGATCAGGTTTTTTTTGGTTACGCCGAGGCGCTTTGTGATTTTGTCAGCTGCCATGATGATGTCCTCCGCCGTGATGCAGCGAACGGATGCACGGCCTTCAGCTTCTTTGATTGCGGCGGTGAGCTTATCCTTGTTGGCTTCATTGATGATGGTCTTCATGGTTTTTTCCTCCTCTTTTTTATTTCAAGCTTTGTAGTGCTGTCCGGCATTCGGGCCGTATTGGTTGATGCCATCGACGCGCCATTTGCGGAGGTCGGTGCAGATGAATTTGTCAATGCAATCCTCTCCGGCGTAGGCGTTGCCTTTCCATCCGATCACTTTCAGGCACTTTACCATGGGCATATTGGAGCACTTGGCGTACAGGTGGAACGGGTGGGCGTCGTGATCTTTTGACCACGCTGCCTTTGCGGTCTCTTTTGCCTCCTTGGCATCATATGCCCAACAGTGGTAGACGTAGCTGTAAACGGTGCAGTTCCTGTGCGCCTCAAAGGTCACGAAATAGATCTTCCTGCAATTGTAGTGCATTTTCATTCCTCCTTGTTACTCGTGTTCCGGATAGTGGTAACGCAGGCTTGTTACGCGGAGAGTGCGGCTGTAGCAGCAAAACCGGTTCAGCACGTCGCTGCCGTAGATATCACCGCCGTTGCAATCGTGAACGTGTAGCTCACTGACGTCAATGTGGGCACGGTGGGCGGCCAAATGGAACGGATGATGCGGGCGCATGGTGGCTGCCCATGCGCTCCGGCAGAGTTCCTTTGCCTCTGCAGCGGTCTTTGCCTCGCAATGATAAACCATGTTGATATAGAGATTTTTGGATTTGATGTCGAACGTAACGCAATAGATCATGTGACTGTCCTCCTTATATAGCTCTGCAGTCAGGTGACGTCCACCATTTGATCAGGTGGGCCGTCTCTTCATCAGGATACTTGTAAATGAGAAGCTTTGTCAGGTCTGAACCGTCGCGGAGGTAACCATATCCTTTTCCCTCGCGCTTTGGGTCGGGGAGCGACTCACAGCCCGCCTCCGCGATCAGGAAACGAGACTGCTGCCGGTTGACTGTGCGCAGGCCCAGAATGGTGCTGAAATTGCATTTCAAAACGGTCGGAATGGTCTGCGCCATGACGTTTTGACTGCATGCGATCACATGCACACGAGCGGCCCGACCCACCTGAGCGAGACGCTGCAGCGGAGGCAGCGTGTCGTTTTTTGCGGTGGTCATCAGGTCTGCAAGCTCGTCGATGATCACGTACAGGTGTGGCCCGTCGTACTCCCTGACGCGGGCGGCTTGCATGGTGCGGAACCGGCGCTCGGTTTCGTCAACGGCCCATTGCAGGGAGCGGATGATATCCGGCATTTCCGAGGCATAGCGGGCCGTGTGCGGGAGATCGGCGAACTGAATAAGCTCAACCTTTTTAGGGTCGACCAGGACGAACTGCGCGTCAAACGGGGAGCGGGTCTGCAGCAGGGTGTGAATGATTCCGTTAAGGGCAACTGACTTACCGCTGCCGGTGGCCCCTGCTATGAGCAGATGCGGCCGCTCTGCAAGGTCGAGAAACGGCCGGTAGATCTTACCGGCCGGTGTACGGTATGCGGATGGAACGGTGTGCAGCATAGTCTTCCCTCCTTACGGCATTGCTTGCCATCCGGCACCATGGCGGCGCAGGAGATGCTCCGCAGATTCCACAGTGGCCGTCCGGCCGTAAAAGGTCTCGCTGCCGTCGGCATGCATCACGCGGACGGTGTATCCGCGTGTCCGGGCGGGCCTGATGCAGCCGATACGGGAACGGTCATCAGGGTCACTGTAGTACCATCCGGGAAGGGCCGTGTGGATGACGTGCCCTCCGTCTTCAGGCTGTTTCCAATGGTGATAGCCGCCGTCGATGTCCAAGAATTCGACGTCAAACGTTCCGAAAATGTCATCCTGATATAGGATAATCCACACAGAAAACGTGTGGCCTCCGGCCGTGATCATGTCGCCGGGATAAACGCAATTGCTATTCATGACTTATTCCCTCCCCGCTTTGTGCTCAAGAACGTACAGATTATAGAGAACGAACAGCAGGCCGGCGTCCGGGCTTGGCGTGTCTATGCCTGCCTTGTGCCAACTGGCGACGGTATCCGCTGCCGCGTTAAGATCTGGCAGCGGAACGAACGACTCTTCTGACTCATACGCGAAAACGGAACGGATAAAATCATGCCAGTCCGGGAAAAGACGCCAAACGGCAGCCGCAGCCCATTGCGTCAAGTAGGAAGGCGTCCCTTCCGACGCGGCCCGCCATGCTTCAAGAACGGCCTGCAGAGGGTTATAAATGGTGTCGTACGTGTTTGCACGCGGAACGGCCTGCATCAGGGTGTATTCCGCCATGTCAAGCACGGCGGCAGTGTATGCGTCTGTGGGCGTGTGATAATTAATCGTCAAAAGGGCACCCATGGTGACGGGGAAAATGGCTGCCCGCTCTGCGGGGCTGCTCTGGCGCGTGTTGTCGTTGCTTGTTCCGTCCGTATACGTGCGGATAGTTGTGCGGGCCGCGATGGCCTCCGCAATTGCTTTCAGCGTGCTTTCGTGCAGATGAATTTTCATTTTTTTGTCCTCCCTTAAAAAGTAAAGTCTGTGTATACGTCTCTGTTCCCGGAAAAGTCACGGCTTTCAGAAATATCGGAAAACCGCGTGCACGTATATTTTTTCGTGCTCCGGTCATATTCGCCACGGATATATACTTGCTTTTCCTGCGGCTCCGCAATCGGGCGGAGAGTAAAAAACTCGCCTTTTTTCAGATCTCTCAATTTCATTTTACTGCTGCCTCCCCTTTTTAGTCTTCCCCATGATAAACGGGCGTCCGGTACGGAAGCGGCGGCCGCCCGTCGCCCTTGTAAATCCGGATGGGCCCATGGATTGATGGAATCATGATATGCAGGGCTCCGCCTTCCGTCGTGTATCCGTAACGGATACGGTGCCTGCGCAGCGTGTCGATTACGTCCGCGTCTGTCATCAGTCCGGATATCAGGGCCCGGATACGGCCCGCCGTAACTAGCTGCCTCACGTTCTTTCCCTCCCGCTTTTCAAGTCAAGCGGCCCGGAATGTTTCCGGGCCGCGTTGCTGCTTCTGTTCATGCTGCATGCTTTGCTTTTTCCGCCGCGTATGCCTGCAGCACGGCCGCCCGCATTGCTTTACTGCAGCGGAGCAGCTCCGCGATATTCTGCGGTTCTGCGGGCCGCTCTGCGGAAAGGTAGCAGTGAAAACCGCAATCACTGCATTTGCGCCCATTGCATGCCCACGCGCCCGCCGCGATCGCGTCCGCCGTCGTTTTTTCGTCCGGAAAAACAGTGAAAACATAGTCTGCAAACCAAACGGGCTTTGCAGGAAAACCGATCAAAACGGACGATTGGATAAACCGCACGTTTTGCGGGAGCTGCTCCCGCGTGAAAATGCCTTCCGCGTGCAACCCTTTTTCTACTGCGGCCGCGTTTTTGAAGAAATATCCAAACCTGATCGCGGGAAATGCTCTTGTAATGCGCAGATAATTTTGTGCCATGGTCTGGTTTACCGTGTCCCCGTCTTCATTAAAGCGAACCATGCGGGCCGCGTACAGCGGCAGCGTCTGCAGCTCTTCAATAGTGAAAAGCACATTTGAGAAAATTATCGCATTCAGCTTATGCCGCCGCCATGCTGCTTCTTTCCAACTATCCGCCGCCGCGTAGCAATAACGACATATCATCAGGATGAGGTTTTCAGCTGCTGCTCTCATTTTTTCGCAGAATGCGCAGCCCGCCCAACTGTCGATGGAAAAAATGCCCTGAATTTTTCCGGTCATATGATACGAAATATTCAGTATCTGCAGCAGCTCGCGACGTTCCGCAGCAGTCAAGCTTTCTTTATGCTGCAGGATTTCATTTGCCCTGTTCTCTAATTTCTGCAGATTGTTCCGCATGCTCTGCAGTTTCTTTTCATTTGCTGCCTTCTTTGCTGCTTCCTCTTCTGCCGCCATGATAACCTTTTTCATTGTCTTTCCCTCCATATGATTTTTTATTCCGTTCCCATCCGGGCCCGGTTTACTGCCGCCGCAGCGCGGCGGCAGTGTAACTGCGTCCGAACAACTCAAATTTTTTCGTACCAAATGCGCGACGCCGCGTCATCCGTGTGCCAAATCTCCGTGCGCCACACTTTAACGGGCTCTGTTATGCTATAGCCGCCTTCCGTTCCGTATGTTTCCGTGCGCCAGGCGCTTTCATTAATTTCTGTTAGTTGCGCCCCGTCTTCTGCAAAGTACGTTTTGCAGTACGTGTCATTGTTATACATTGGCGACGTCTCGCAGCGGGCCATCCCGCCATGCTTCCGGAAGAACTGCCGCTTATAGTCAAGGCTGCTGCAGTAGTCCGCCGTTCCCTTTTCCATTGTCATTGTTCTGCCCTCCCATCAAAAAATGATTGTCACGTTGTCCGCGTCAAATGTTGCCATGCTGCCGTCATTGAAATACAGCGTGATAACAGGCGCGTTGTGCGGCAGTCCGTTCCCGTCGCAATCTTCCCGGCCCAAAACCTGCAGGGCCGTTCCTGCCTTTATGCTCTTCACGTCGCTGTAATTGATAACCGCGTTTTTCCGTCCGCTTTTGTAATATACCGTTGCTTTTGTTGCCATTGTCTTTCCCTCCGTTTCTTTGCTCCGCTCATGTCGGGCGGGCTGCACGGCCGCCGCTGCATCTGTCGCGGCTCCCGTGCGGGCCGTCCGGCCCGGGCTTTTCGACGCCTTTTGTTTGGGCTTGTTAGGCTTGCTCTCATCGTCTTATGACGGCGCTGCTTTCGTCCGTGCCTTTTCTAACGCCCCATCCAGGACAACGCCTTCCGCGGATGTCCCTTTGCTATGATGGGGATGGTAGGTTTAGGCTCCTACGTTCCCTTTTCCGTCTGCCCTTGCGGCGCTCCGCAGCAGGGCCCTGTTCGCAGGGATACGGCCCTGCGGGAGCAGGCACCTTCCTGCTCCGCAGGAGGTGTTCGACAAAAGGCTTCAATTTTCCTGCTTTTTTTTCAGCATTTTTTGAAAATTTATGTTTTTCATTTGTTCTTTGTATACAATCCTACGCCTCCGCTGCCATGCCTCCGCAGCCGCTCAAAAGGGCCCTGCTGCCGCGTCTGCTGCAGGGCCGGAGGTTTTCCCGTCCGCAGATCTGCGGCGCGTCTGCGGGCCGCTTTTGTGCCTCTGCGGGCCCTTCCTCCGCCGTGCTGCATGGCTGCAGAATAGCTATATATCATTTATTCGCATTTTTTGCCGCCTCTCGCGCTTTTTGTGCCCTACATGGGCGTTTTATCGTCCGCACATGCAAACACGCCTACAGGGCCCTTTCTGTGCGTTTAAAGGGCATTCATGCGCTGCGCGTACATGCTGCCGCTGCTGCCCTGCCTCCGCCGCTGCCCTGCCTCCCGTCCGGCCACCATGGGCCCGCTGCCGGTGGCCGTTGTCCGTACAACTGGCCCGCTGTGAGTTGTACGTATAAATTGGTACCCACTGGGGATTTGTACGTACAACCCCGGACGGCCTTATCACCCCATTCCGCACCCCAAAAATAAAAAAGACCCCACGCACGCAACAAAAACAGCAAGAATAGTGTTGACACGACAAGAATCTTGAAGTATAATCAAAACAGCAACAGAGAGGAGTCGAAACGAGGATGAAGGCGCAGGACATCGTGCGAGGGGTCATTAAGATCACGGGAAACACGTACAAGACGGTTGTAGAGAAGAGTGGGATGAAGTGGGAGAGCAACATATCGATGCTGTTGAAGAGCAACGGGATGAGGCTTGACCGTCTGATCAAGGTGCTCGACGCATGCGGGTATGAGCTGATAGCGCGGAGTAAGGAAGGTGGGTATCCGGAGTTTGTGTTTGACGCGGCGTCGAACGAGCACGAATCGTACCGGATGAAGCCGAAGGCCGCAGCGGACGGAGAGGACGAGTAAAGGCCCCCGTCACGAGGCGGATCTGAAAAATTCCGAAAAATACAAAAAAGGGGTGGTGATGCGGAGTGAATGAGAGTTGCTATGTATATTATCTGACACAGCGTCCACCGATGCCGGGAGCGCAGCCGAGGAAAGGGCTGCTTGAGATGAAGGAGTTTGAAGACCGGGAGAGAGCGCCTTACAGGGCGTGGGGGATGGCGGTATACGACCGGAAGCTAACGGACGCGGAGGTTCAGGATTACGAGCTTACACCTGCGGAGTAGATAAAAGCTGAATAACAGAGACGCTTATAAGCGGGGACGGGCCTGATGGCCTGTTTCCGCTTTTTAATTTGAGAGGAGGCCAATGGGTATGACAGGTGCGGAGATCATTGCGTGGATTAAGGAGAACCATGCGGAGAACGACGAGATTTATGTGGAGGTGAGACCGAAACTGTTCAGAGTGAGTCATGAGTTCGAGGTTCTTGGCAGCGAGGACTGTCCGTGCATGGACATGATTATTTTGCACTGAGGAGGCGGGAGAGAGATGTACGAGTGTTTTCATTGCGGAGCAAGGGCGGTTATCTGGGACAGCGACTTTGAATATGAGGACTGTGGGTATGAAGGGAAGGGGATAGTGCAGTTTTGTCACTGTGAGAACTGCGGAGCGGAGATAGAGTACAGGATTCCGTTAGAGGAAGAGGAAGACAAATGACGGAGATAGAGAGACTGCGGCGGTACATTAACGCGAGGCCGAAGGATCCGGTGGCGTACAGTGATGTGTTGGCGCTTTTGTACGAGGAGATTCAGGGCGGAAGGACGGAACTGCATGCGGAGAATAAAGCGCTGCGGAAGCGGATCGGGGTGGTGATGCGTGATCCGGGGCTGCGGATTGCGGACGTTGAGCGGCTGAACGGGACGTATTGGAAGAGCATGCTGATAGACGCGAGGGTGGACTTTGATGCGTACTGCCAATACATTGAGAAGGACAGGGAGCCGAGGAAGCGGTTTTATCTGCCGAGGCGGAAGCAGCTCTTGCGGGTTGTGAACAGCATACAGAAGCTGATGGATGATGATCTGGATATATTGGGAATCAGCCTGCCGCCGGGCGTAGGGAAGAGTACGCTTGCGATCTTTTTGCTGACGTGGGTGTCAGGGCGATGGCCGGAGGAACCCAATCTGACGGGGAGCCACAGCAACGCGTTTGTGCGGGGCGTGTATGACGAATGTCTGAGGATATTTGACAAGAACGGGGAGTATCTTTGGGGTGATGTGTTTCCTGAGGTCAGCGTATCAAACACGAACGCGAAGGACTACCGGATTGATCTTGGGCGGCGGAAGCGGTTTGAGACACTGGAGTTTACGTCGATAGGGTCAGGAAACGCGGGTCTGTACCGGGCAGGGCGGTTGCTTTACTGCGACGATTTGGTATCAGGTCTGGAGGTTGCTTTGTCGAAGGACAGACTGGACAAACTGTGGGATATGTATGCGACCGACCTGCGTCAGCGTAAGATTGGCGATCACTGCAAGGAGCTTCACATCGCTACAAGGTGGAGTGTCAACGACGTTATAGGCAGGCTTGCACGGCAGTATGAAGGGTCTGACAGGGCCGAGTTCATTGCGCTCCCCGCACTAGACGAGAACGATGAGAGCAATTTTGACTACAAGTACGGCGTTGGATTCACAACGGCGTTTTACAGGGAACAACGGGATGTGATGGACGATGCGTCGTGGCGAGCACTGTACATGAACCAACCGATAGAGCGGGAGGGGCTGTTGTACCATCCGGACGAACTGAGGCGGTACTTTGAACTGCCGGACAGGGAGCCGGACGCGATCCTGTGCGTGTGCGACACGAAGGACAGGGGCACGGACTACTGCGCCATGCCGATAGCGTATCAGTACGGGCAGGACTATTACATTGAGGATGCGGTTTTTGACAACGGCAAGCCGGAGACTGTGGAGGCGCGGTTAGTGCAGAAGTGCCTGCAGCATAAGGTGCAGATGGGAAGATTTGAGTCGAACAGCGCAGGCGGGCGCGTGGCCGAGTCTGTGCAAAAGATGATTAAGGAAAAGGGCGGGCGGACGAGGATCACGACAAAGTTCACCACGCAGAACAAGGAAACGAAGATTATCATGGCCAGTCCGTATGTGAAGGAGCATTTTTTATTCAAGGACGCGAGCGTGATCAAGGATAAAGAGTACAGGGCGTTTCTGAACAACGTCTGTTCGTGGACGATGAACGGAAAGCAGAAGCACGATGACGGTGTGGACAGCATCAGCATGCTTGCGGACTATGTGCAGAGTTTTGCGCAGGGGCAGGCAACGGTGTTTGCAAGACCGTTTTAATTTTTCCGAACAATTAGCACAAAAAAGATTACGAATATTCGTAAATGTGTTGACACAAGGCGGCGTTTGTGATATATTTCAGGTGAGGGAATCTCATTCCGGCTTTTTTACGTACCTGAAAAATGGTACGTTTGGGCCAAGGACATGGTGAGCATCCCCGGACGAAGGCGCTGAACAGCGAGAAAATCGTGTGTTTGGCGTCTTTTATTTTATGTCTGCGGAGGTGAGGCAGGATGGGTCTGGAAGTGGCGGACGTAACGCGGTTTACCATGGGCGAGAACCTTGAACTGTCGAAAAACCTGCGCGGCAGACGGCAGATATTTTCCGCTGTGGATGAGATCACGGACGAAAACGTGATTGAGGTGCTGCAAAAGGCTTTGCCGATTCACGAGATGAACCGGCGGGAGGAAATCTTCCTGAAAAACTATGTCCGTGGCGAGCAGCCTGTTTTGTATCGGACAAAGCAGTACAACAGCGAGATCAACAATAAAGTTGTGGTGAACATCGCCAACCAGATCGTGGTGTTCAAGGCCAGTGAGTTTGCCGGGGAGCCGATTCAGTACGTGAGCCGTGGAAGCGGCATGCGCGGAAAGAAGATCGACAATCCGATTCCGGGCAAGGTGGCCACTGTGAACAGCATGATGCTGAGCGAGGGCAAGCAGAGCAAGGACTACAAGCTTTCCTATGAGATGTTCACCTGCGGTGTCGGATACCGTCTTGTCTTTCACGACAGCGGGCGGGAGAAGAAAGAGTATCTGGATGAAGCACCGTTTGAAATGTACATCCCGCACAGCGAGAACACGTTCGTTGTAAGGCGGAGCGACGTGACGAAGCGGGTGCTGATGGGCGTAACGTACGTATACAAGAACCCTCCGGCCACGGATGCGGAGTATACGGTGTATGCGCCGAACGTGACGTACACGATCTCAGGCGTGGAAGGCGAAATGCGGATCGTAAAGCGCGAACAGCATAACTTCGGCATGGTGACGCTTCTTGAGTACCCGTGCAACCCGAATTACATGGGCGCTTTTGAGCCGGTGGTTCCTCTGCTTGACGCGATCAACCTGACACAGAGCAACCGCTTAGACGGGATCGAGCAGTTCATTCAGGCTCTGATGGTCTTTGACGGCGTGGATATCAGCAGGGAGGACTTCCTTGAACTGAAGGATCTGGGTGCGATCAAGCTTCCCGCGACGCCGAACAGCGGCGGGAACGGACGGAAGCTGTACTACCTGAACGAGCAGCTTGATCAGAGTCAGACGCAAACGCTTGTGAACGACATGTATCAGACGATTCTGCAAATCGTTGGCATGCCGAGTCAGGGCGATGCGAGCAGCGGGGACAGTTCCAACAACGGCGCGGTCATCATGAAAAACGGGTGGTGGCATGCCGAGGCGCGGATGCAGGAAACCCAGAGCATGTGGAAGGAGTCCGAAACGCAGCTTCTGAAGGTCATCCTGAAAATCTGCTCCGACACGAACAAACTGACCGGGCTGAAGGTCAGCGATCTGGAGCCTGACTTCAGACGGCAGTATTACGAAGACCTTCAGGTGAAGACGCAGGCGTTCAGCGTTCTGCGGACGGCGGGAATGCCCGCGATTCAGGCCTTTACGTTCAGCCATCTGAGCCGCGACCCGGAGTCCGACGCGCTTGTGTACGACGAGTATCAGGAGCGTCTGGCAGAGGAACTTGACAAACTGAACGGCGTGAACGAGGACATTCCGCTGAAAGAGGATGACACCACCGATCCTACGAGCGCGAACGGGATCGAGGCGCAGGCAAGCGCCACAAAGGAACCGGATGACGGCGGGAAAAAGAACGAGTGGGCGATCTGCCCGGTCTGCGGCAAGCGTTTCCTGAAGCGGGAGCCGAATCAGAAGTACTCCTCCATCGCCTGTGCGAACCGGGCGAGACGGAGCACTCCGAGGTACGGAGGCCAATAAATGGACGCAAGAAAGGTGGACATTTATAAAGCCTGCGACGCTGCGATCAAGGCGATGAACCGGGACAACGTGAAGGCGTTCGGAAGGCTGAAGTTGGCTGATTGGGACGAGATTCACCTGATCAGAACAGTGACGTCGGTGTACCGGACGAGCGCGAGAAGGGCACGTCAGCGGTACTACGAGGTGGCTTTTGAGGCGTACATTCTGGCGATGCTCCTATGCGGGGAAACGATGGAGAAAGCGCAGGAGAAGGCAGAAAAGGGCATTACAGGGGCGTTTGTGGATCAACTTCTGGAGGATGTGGATCCGGTGACGGGCTACAGCTTTCAGCGGGAAACGGAGCGGAAGGCGCAGCGACTTGCAGAGGCGCTTGAAGCGAAGGAAGACAAAAACGCGGAGATCGACAAGGCCCTGCGGTACTGGAGCCAACAGCTCGGACAGTACGCGATCAACTTCACGGACTACGCGGTGCAGCAGGCGTTTATGGACGCGGGAGTGGCGAAGGCCGAATGGCTGACGCAGCGGGACGGAAAGGTCTGCCTTGAATGCCACGAGCGGGACGGAATGATCTACCGGATAGAGAAGATTCCGCCGAAGCCTCATTGGGGATGCAGATGCATACTGCGCCCGGTGAGAGAATAACGGTTTTAGATGGCGGAAGCCATTTGAAATAGTCGGAGAGAAACGACGTTAAAAACACGCAAACCGCCAGAGAAGGCGGGTACAAATTTCGCAAAATATGTTCGTGCGGAGATGCACGGTAAAAAGCGCAAAGGAGTATGAGCATGGTTCGCAATCGCAACGGGTATTGGATGAGTCCGGAATTTTACGCTCAGTTCGCCCCTGACGCAGGCGGCGGAGAGAACGGTGGCGCGGGTGCTGCCGGAGACGGCGGAAGCGCCGGAGCAGACGGCGGCACGGACGGTGCCTCAGGAGCCTCAGAACAGGGGGCAGGAGTCTCCGGAGAAGGCGGGACGGACGAGAACAGCCCTGACGCGCTGAACGCTGAGATCGCTCGTTTAAAGGCCGAAATGGCGAAGCAGAAAGCGGCGATGGACAAGGCCACGAAAGAGGCCGGGGAAGCGAGAAAAGCGCTGAAGGCGAAGATGACGCAGGAAGAGATCGACGCCGAGGCAAAGAAGGCTGCCGAAGAACAGGCGGCGCAGGAACTGGACACCCTGCGGCGCGAGGTAGCCAAGGGCAAGACCGTCAAGAGCGTGATGGGAAAGCTTGGTCTCGATGAGGACGCAGCCGGGAACCTCGCGGATCATCTGTACGGAGCTGCGGACATTGAGAACGCGCTTCTGGAGATTCAGAAGGCGTGGCAGGCCAAGGAAAAGGCTATTCGGCTTGAGTTCGGAAAGATTCCGGGGCCTGGGGCCGGAGGGGACAGCAACAGTCCTGAGGCACAGGCAATCAGGCGGGCTGCGGAATTCGGCAAGGCCAAGAGTGCGCAGAACGAACAGGCTCAGAAAGCCATGAGTGCCTACATTCGGTAAGGTTGAGATCGGTCAGCCTGACCGATAGGGGAATAAATGACTCTTGTGAAAGGAGAGAAAGGTATGAATTTTGCCAAGACTGCTTATGCCGGAACCATTGAGATTCTGGCAAGCAACGATTATCAGGCGATTCCCGTGAAGGTTGCTGCCCCTGCGGAAGGTACGGTCGTAAAGGCCGGTACTCCTCTGACGGCTGCGGGTGCCTCCACTACGGGCGCGGGTGCCGTCGGCGTACTGCTGTACGACGTGGATACCGCGAAGAATCCCAACGCTGCTGCGGTGGTGCAGGGCATCATCGACGCGACGAAGGCGCAGGCGCATTCCGGCGTGACCTATGTTTCTGCCTTGTACGCGGCCCTGCCCGGCATTGTGTTCCGCACCAACATCGGCGTGAACGGCGCTACCGGAGAAACCTGATCTGACATTAGGAGATCGGCATGAAGACAGCTGTTTATTCAGGAACAAGGAATCTGTATCCGGACATGGTTACAGCGGCAAAAACGCTTGTGAAACATAGTTCCGTTGAGAAGATTTACTTCCTGGTCGAGGATGACACATTCCCGGAAAAACTGCCGTCCATTGTCGAAACAATCAATGTCAGCGGCCAGCAGTTTTTCCCGCAGCGATGCGCCAACTTCCGGACTCCGTTTTCCTACATGAGTCTGTTGCGTGTATGTTACACAAAAATCCTTCCTGAGAATATCGACAAGATTCTCCAACTGGATGTAGACACCATTGTAACCGACGATATCAACAAACTGTGGGATGTGGATCTGGAAGGGAAATGGTTCGCCGCTGTGGTGGAAGACAAATCCACGTATAAACCTTTCGGGCCGGTGTACTACAACATCGGAGTTACGATGTTCAACCTTGCACAGATCCGTGAAGAGTTTGCGGACGATCTGATGATCTATACGCTGAATACGCGCAAGATGCCGTATATCGATCAGGATGCATGGAATATGTACTGGCCAAAGGCCGTGCAGATTCCTGGGCGGTTTAACGAAAGCCGTGTGACGCATATTTCTGATAATCCTGCAATTGTACATTATGCCGGGGTCAAAAACTGGCAGAATGATCCGACGATTGACAGGGTTGAGTATCTGGAAGAAGCGCGGAAACTGACGTGGAAGGAAGTACTGCATGGCTAAGATACTCATTGCGGTTCCAACCTTTGAGACGATTTATCCGGACACCTACAAAAGTCTGTGGGATCTGGATAAGGACGGGCATGAAGTGATGTTTGAGTTCGTTCGCGGCTATGATGTCGCAACGGCAAGAAACAAGATCGCCGGGAGGGCAATGGATCTGGAAACAGACTTTGTTCTGATGGTCGATAACGATGTAGTGCTTCCGAAGGGCGCACTGAAACTGCTCCTTGAGGATGCCATGGATGTGAACCTTGGGTACTACGCCCACAGGGATACGGACAACATCTACAGAGGAAAAACCTGTATCTGCAAACTGAAGGACGAGAACGGCAAAGAGTATTACCATTACCCGCTTGAAAGCGAATATTCCGCAGAGGAAATGCACGGGATGGCAGAATCCGGAACCACGAAGATCGAGGTTCACGGCGGTGGTATGGGATGTGCACTCATCTCAACGGATGTGTTCCGTAAAACCTCGTACCCATGGTACGACTGGGTCAACTACGGGGACGCAAACAAAGGGATGCTGAGTGAAGACCTGTACTTCTGCTCCTTGTGCAGGACGTCCGGCATAAAGATTTATGCCGATGTCAGGGTAGGCTGCGGACACATGCTTCGGCACGTGCAGTGGCCTGAATAAGACAATTAACAATGAAAGGAGACTACCAATATGCTGTTTGATGGACTGTTTAGCCCTGCGGCCATCGGTGCCAACTGGACTGAAAACATCAGCAACCGGATTCCTTATCTGGGCGAAGGTCTTTTCCCCGCCCGGAAGCAGGCCGGTCTGGATCTGAAATGGCTGAAGGGCAGCAAGGGCATTCCGGTTTCTCTGATGCCCTCCGCCTTTGACGCCAAAGCGACCTTCCGCGACAGAATCGGCGTGGAAAAGGTCGAAACCGAGATGCCCTTCTTCCGTGAAGGCTTCAAAATCAAGGAGCGCGACCGGCAGGATATTCTCCGTGCCCAGAGCGCGAACGACCCCTATGTGACCGCCGCGATCAGCCGTGTCTTCGATGACGCGAACGAACTGATCGAGGGCGCTCTGGTGGTCAGCGAGCGTGAGCGGATGCAGCTTCTGTTCCCTGTGAACGGCAATGTCGGCATCACCATCACGGCAAACGGTGTGGACTACACCTACAACTACGATCCGGACGGAACGTGGAAGGCGAGCAACTACTTCGAACTGACCGACGGCAAGTGGTCTGACGCGGAGAACTCCGATCCCTTCGGCGATATTCAGGATGCGAAGGACGCCATTGCGGCGAAGACCGGCGCTGACCTGCGCTTTGCCGTGATGAACAAGACCACGTTCAAGTACCTGCGCAGCAACGCGAGCATCAAGAACCGCTATCTGACCAAGAGCGGCGCTGCCTTCGGCTACCTGACGGACAATGAGATCATCAACATCCTGAAGGACACCGCCGATCTGGACGGCATCATCCTGTACGACAAGCAGTATCGGAATGAGAACAAGGTTGCGGCCAAGTTCGTTCCGGACGGCTACGTCGCGCTGATTCCCGCCGGGACTCTGGGCGAGACCTGCTACGGCACAACGCCTGAAGAGGCCGATCTGATGGGCAAGAGCATCGCCACCGTGCAGATCGTGAACGAGGGTATCGCCATCACGCAGGAAACCACCGTGAATCCTGTGAACGTGAACACCTTCGCTTCCGAAATCGTCCTTCCCTCCTATGAGCGGATGGACGAGGTGGCCGTGCTGAAGGTTGTCTAAGGCACTTTTCTCCCGGCATTCGTCCTGTGAGGCGCATGCCGGGGAAACTTTCATCTGAAAGGAAGAGTCACCATGATTGCTACGCATAACATCAAGGTGAACGGCCGGTGGATCCGTGCCGGAGAGGCGTATGGCGAAGAGGCTGTGAAGGAAGAGCAGACGGCTGTTGAAATTCCGGAAGCGGCGGAGCAGGAAGCGGAACCGGAGAAGACCGAAAGGCCGAAAAGCACACGGCGCAGAAGCCGGTAAAGGGGAGGTGAACGGGATGACGTTGGAAGAAAAGGTGGTTATGTTGAAAACCATGATGGATGGAGACGCACCGGACGATGCCATCCTGATCGCATACCTGAAGATGGCGAGGCAGAAGGTGCTCAACCGGATGTATCCGTTTAAGGAAGATTTCACGGATATGGACGTTCCTGAAAAGTATGAGTCCGTGCAATTGCGCGTGGCGAATTACTGGATTTCGAAAATCGGCGCGGAAGGGCAGATTCAGCACATCGAAAACGGCGTTCACCGCAATTACGGCGCGAGCGACGTTCCGGATGAACTGATGAACGAGGTTGTCCCCTTCGCACATGTGATTCGATAAGGCGGTGGCAATATGAGGCTGCTGCACAGAAATCTGAAGGAATTTGAGTATCTGCCGTGGCTTGGAACAGAGACCGACCTGAACGAGGACGGGGAGCATACCGGGGAGTACCGCCCGGTGAATTACGGAGAGCCGGTAAAGTACAGGGGCAACATTTCCATGCCGAGCAGCCGCACGAACCAGATGTTCTACGGCATGGATATCCGATACACGCATGTGCTTGTCATGGATGATCCTGACGCGGATATTCAGGAGACCGGACTGATTCGGTGGAAGGGGCATCTGTACGATATCAAAGCGGTGAGGCCCAGTCTGAACCTGCTAAGCATTGCGCTGAGGCGGCAGACGGAGGATCACGCGGATGATGAGCCGGAGGAGCCGGAAACGCCTGTGGAACCTGAGGATCCGGACGGTGATGAGCCGTGAGCAAAACCGTATTGAAGCGAATCAGCATGACGCTTGACCCGCAGTCCATTGAGAAGGCAATTCAAGAGGTTGAGCAGTTCAAGACAACGTTGGAAAACATCTGCGTTGAGCTTGTCAAGAAACTCATTGAAGACGGCGTCAATGTTGCAAGAATCTTTGTCACCTCCATGGGCGCGGTGGACACGGGAGAACTTGCAGACAGCTTTCAAGCGGTTTACTTTCCGGAAGAGCACTGCGGTGTGGTTTTTACAGATTGCCCGCATGCTCTGTATGTAGAGTTTGGAACGGGCATTGTAGGCGCACAGGCTGAGGAAGGCGATGCTCACCCGTTGGCTGAAAAGCTAGGATGGGATTATGACGTAAATCAGCATGGCGAAGCCGGATGGTGGTACCCTGCGCCCTTTGGATGGTACGTTCCAAAGGACGGAGACGGCAAAGCGCTTGCATGGACAAAGGGCATGCAGCCGAGGCCGTACATGTATAAAACGTTTCAGGCTCTGAAGGAAATGGCAAAGACAAGAATCGTCGAGGTGCTGAACAGTACCAATGGAGGGTGAGCAATCATGATCGACATTGAAGTAAAAATCTTCAACAGCGTCTATCCCATTGCTGCCCCTCTGTGCGCAAAGAAAAGTTTTGTCAGCAACTTTCCTCAAAAGCTGACTGCGTTCCCGACGGCTGCTCTTGTGGAGCTTGAAAACTCTACGGTTTATGACAAGAAATCATCGGCCATGGCGGAAGATTTCGCAAGGCTGATGTATCAGTTGGATGTATTTGCAAAGACGAAGACGGAATGCCGGAAGGTGTTCGCTGCGATTGATGCACAAATGATCCGGCTGAATTTTACCCGCATGAGCGGAAACTTTATTCCGATGCCAGATAACACTTCTGTCAACCGATATACCGCCCGGTACGAGGTGATGGTAGATCAGGACGGAGTTCTGTATAGGGCACGGTAAAAGACCACAAAGAAAGGAATGAGCAAACATGGCAGAAGGCGCTGTACGCGGTATTTCCACCTATCAGACTTACCTGATGGTGAAGAAAACTACCGCCGGTGACTATGAGAAGGTCATCGACATCACCAGTTTCCCGGATCTGATGCCTGCGGCTGACCGGATTGACATCACGAGTCTCTCCGATGCTGTTCGCGTCTACATCAAAGGTATCGGTGACACGACTGAGCAGACCTACGGGGCCAATTATACGCCCGAAAACTATCAGGCCGTGGCTGAACTGGTGGATCATCAGTACGAGTACGCCCTGTGGTTCGGTGCTTCCGGCACTGCAGGAAGCGAAGTCCCGGACGGCCACTACGGCAAGTTTGAGTGGACGGGCGATATCTCCGTCGGCCTGAACGGCGGCGGTGTGAACGAGGCAGTCGGCATGAACGTTGTCTGCACCCCCTCCACCCCCATCGTCCCGAATTTCGGAACCTGATTATGAACCGGGCCGTCTTGCAAGGCTTGGCGGCCCGGTTTTATAAGGAGACCTCAAAATGAAAAAGAATGCGCCGGTGAGTCCGGAGAGAAAGGAAGGCAAGCCAATGGCTGCGATTGAAAAGGAAAAGGAATTCAACAGTGTTATTCTCAGGGATGAAAAGGGCAACAAGTATACTCTGGAGTTCAACGCCCGCGTGGTGAAGCGCATGCAGCGCAACGGGTTCAAACTGGATCTGGACTTCCCGAATGTGATGATCGAGGAACTGCTTACAGGCGCATTCCAGATGCATCACAAGGGAATCATGACCGAGAAGGTCATGGAGATCTGGAACTACCAGAAGAAAAAGGACGATCTGCTCGGCATTCTTGTGAAGCTGTACAATAAACCGCTTGAAGAGCTGATGGCCGAGCCGGAAGAGACTGACGGAGACCCTACATGGGAGACCGCCTGACGGACGGCGAAAACGCGAAAGGAGATCAGACAAAGCAAGCGGGAACCATTTCTGTCGATCAGGTATTCGACGAACTGTTTCCGTACTACCTGAGCTACGGTATGACTCCTGAAGAGTATTGGGACGGCCCGGTAGGCCTGAAAACGGCCTACCGCAAGTCCTTTGAAATCAGGGCGGAACGGGATGAACGGATTGCAGACAGGAATGGTTGGCTGAATGGGCTGTATGTAAAGCATGCTTTGGAAAGCGTTTATCTTCTTGTGAACGGCTTTGTTCCGAAAAATACTGAGTCCATTCCCTATCCTGAAAAACCGATCCTTCAGGAGGAGCGGGAAAAGGAAGAGAAACGGAAGCAGCAGGAGGAGCAGAAGCGGAAAGAAGAAAACCAGATGAAGTTTGCTATGGCCATGGCACAAGCCATGTTCACGCAGTTCAATAAAAACTTCGAAAAGCGCAAAGAAAACCAAGGGCATCAGTAAGGAGGGAAAGGCCACATGCCAGAGATCGGTGTACTTCAATTATCCATTCAGGATAATTCGAAAAAAGCGAGTCAGGGCCTTGATCAACTTGCAGGTGCCCTTGGTCGCGTTAAGCAAGCAACATCAGGTGAAAACGGACTTGGGCTTGGAAAAATCAAGCAAGAATTGGTTACGTTCAAGTCCAGTTTCTTTGGAGCCAAAGGCGTTCACACGCAACTGATGAAAACCGTGACGAGCGTTGAAAAATTTGCTAGCTCGCTTACGGCACTCAGCAAAATAAAAAATATTATCAACTTTAACACGAAGCCGATAGAAGACCTCAAAACA